TCTTCTACTAACTGTTTTAGATTAGAACAACCTATCTTCTTGACTGCCTTTGTTGTCCTCACACCCAACTGAGCTCTACCACCAGAGAATCCACCACCTAATACTTGACCAGCACGACCTCTCATAGAAGCCATAATCATATTATCATATTCCATGTCATACTGCATTGCATTTGCAACTTGTTCTCCAATATCATTTACTTCTACTAAAACAAATGCTTGATTGTATGCTTTTGCAATTTGATGTATTCTTTGTGGAAAGAGTAAAGGTTTTATCTCGTTATCTCTAAACTTTGCAACCATACGATAAGGAACTGATGTTACATCAAAGACAATAAATGCAGAGTAATCATTTGATGTTCCTCTAGATACGTCAGCCGTTAATAAATATGTATGGTCTTTTTGTGGTTGTTCATGTACATCAACACCAGCATTAGACTGTATTGGTGTCCTATATGTTAATCGTCTTAGTGTTGATGGGGATATCAAAGTATCTATAGAACCTAGAAACTCACACTCAAACTCTGTGTTGAATTGTGATTCACTTGTGTTTGCAATAGTTTCTTTCTTCCATTTATCATCACGGCCTGGTACTTCTGACCAATGAACCTCAATAGGTATGTAACTATTTCGTTTTTCCTCTGCATCTGTCCATATTTTATAGAACATATTCATACCATGTGGAGTACTTACTATCATCACTTTTGTAGATTGTCCAGAAGAAATCGTTGGATACACAGAACTAAAAAATTGTTCTGCAACATTTGATGGTACATAAGCAAACTCGTCTAAGAATATGATGTTGTAACTTCCACCCCTCACAGCACTCGCAGAGGTCGAGGAAGCGAGTATTTTAGACCCATTCTCTAGTTCTAGAGAACCTTTATTCCAAGACATAACTCCTTGTTGTAACCAATGAGGAAGATGTTCGTATGCAAGTTGCAGTCTACTTAACAAATCTCTTGCAGTCGCAGCCTTGTTTGCAAGTATAGCAATATTTACACTAGGGTTAAATAACGCATAGTGTAATAGATAAGAAACCATAACAGTAGATTTACCAGACTGTCTGGGTAGTTTACATATAGTAAAACGATTACTGTGAAATGTACCAACCATTTCTTTTTGAAAGGGGTACATTTTAAATGGTATTAGTCCTTCATCAAGGGAAACAATCTTTACATAATTCTGTATAAAGTACAGAGGGTCTTCCATACATTTTGAATACTCAAGGAGTTGTTTCTTAGTCCAATTTTGTTGTACGTTAGCTCGTTTGAGATTAGGGTTTCCAAGATATGTGCCATCAGCCATCTGTCTTCCCTTTTAGCATTTTTTGGAGTTCAGCAGTTGAACCAACAAATAATGCGTTAGTAACATTCTTGGGTGCAGAATTAGGTACTTCTTTAAGTTTTCGCATTTTCTCTTGTAAGTCACCTAACTTCTCCGTTACTTCTGCTACTTGTTTAATTAAATTACCAGCAACCTCGTATGCTCTAGGATGTTCTCCCTCTTTCGCAAGTTCTAAAATACCATCAATTGCTTGAGAACCTTTTTCAACAAGTCCATAAAAGTTCTCTCGTTGATATTTATAATCGTTCTCTATATCATCTTCATTACTAGATGGTTTCACAACAACTTTTTTAGTTGTTGCTTTTTTTAACTCTGTTTCCACAGGGTCTAGTACACCTAGAGCTTGGTCTATGATATTATCTGAACTATTCATTTTATTTCTTTACATCAGTACCAGATGTTGAATCAAAGTTCTTTGCATCCTCAAAGAAAGAACTTGTTTCATTAAAACCAAAATCATCATCTGCATCTGCACTAGTTGGATTTGGTGTTGCAGTATACCTTTGTTCTCTTGTAGGTGTTACTGCTGGTAGATTTGTATATTGGTCAACTTGAACTGTTTTGATAACCTTAGATGAAGTAACTGGGCCATATAAGTAAAACTTAGTGGTAAATCCTAAAGTATATATAATTGCTCTTCTGGATTCAAAATCTCCAGCATAATTATCTTCATAACTAACATCATTTAAAATAATAGGTACATCTCTTTTGATACCCATATCAGACATATCATTAATTGTTAATGTGTAGTCTGGTTGAAAGTATGGTAGTATTTGTTCTACTATCTGTAACGCATCATCAGAGTTCTTTGCCATTGCGTATAAAGTAATATCCATATTATATGGAACAGGCATATACTGTGTGTCTAATTTATTTGCATCATCTGTTGATGTTTTAACTTTTTTAAATTTTTGTACACGATTTAATTTTCTTCCAGCATCATATGTCAATCCACCTATTTCAAAACCTAGTCTTGGTAAAGTTATTGCAGTTGCATTTGCAAGTGATGGGTCTGTATTTAAACGAGTTAAATACTTTTCCTTTGGCCCATATGCAAGTGGCACTTTCATTGATTGTATTATATTTCCAGAATTATTCTTACGAACAATCTGTATATTGTTAAACATAGTTCCAAACGCAACAATTACGTTTCTAACTGTTTCGTGATAAAATTGTTGTCCAAGCATAATATATCTCCTTATCCTAGATTACCAGCATCACCGAATGGATTAGTTTCAGAGAAATCTAAGACAGTATCATCTAGTTCATCAAACAATTCATTCTGATTTGTTGTGTCCGTACTTTGGTCACCTACTATATAGTCTTCTTGTAAAAGGTATTCTGCGTTACCAGTATCAGCTGCATTTTCAAGAAGAACAGAACCGACTTCGTTTTCAAGTGCAAACTGAAACAATAATGAATCTAAACTGTCACCTTCAATCGCATCAATAGTTGTAATACCAGTATCAATAACTTCTGAACTATACTCAAACTGCTTACATCTTAATTTATATACTGGGTTATTATCCAGTTGATAAAATGGTTCATCATGGTCTACAAAACTTATTTCAAACATCTTTGCAAATATTGGGTGATAAACTAAGTCACCTTCTTGTGGTCTGTCTGCATCTGTAGAAGCAATATCTTGTAAAACATAAAAGTTATTATCTCCTTGTACACTTGTAAGTGTAGATGAGTTTTCAGATTGGTCTATACTTCCAGCTTCTAAAAGAAAACTACCACCAGTTGTATCTGTTCCACTCTCAATAACAAACTGACTATCCATTTCTTGAAATCGTTCTTTAGAAACTACGAATGTAATTTCATTACGATTCTCTAAACCAAAAGTTGTTATAATTTCTTTATCTCCACCAAAACCCTCTGAGTCTTCTACATACATTTCTATTGGTGTTTGTTTTGTATACTTGGAAAGACTGTCTTCTCCAAGAACATTATCTAAAGCAACTGTATCACGATTGACATAATAAACATCATGTCCATAAATCTGTATAGCTTCTTTGATTAAGTTTTGATATAGACTTCTCTCCGTTGCAAGAGAGTGTAAGTTACTTGTGTGAAATGCAGTATTAACAGCCATGGCATTAACCCATGCCAAACATCATAGGTGGAGAATTAGTTATTGATATTAATTCCTCTAATTTTTCGATTTCCTCTTGTGCTTGTGAGTAGATAGTTTCACCATTCATGGTTACACCACCTAACATTGCAACACCATTAAACTTAGAAAGGTTTGCACCCCATTGTCTTTTTATCAAAGCCGTTGCATATCTTTTTAAATGTATGTCATCAAAAATGTCAGAATAAGATGCTGGGTCTATTTTACGATAACACTCTATAATTAAAAACTCTCCAGCAGATATATCGTTTGACCAATCCATATCAATGTATAAACGATTTTGATGTTGATTAAATCTTAAAGGTTTTTCTCCAACAAGAATGTGAGAAAGGAAATCTAAATGTTGCATAGTCATTTGATAATGTATAATTGATGTCGAACTAAAGTCATACAAATCATTTAATCTAAGTTGATAACGAATATCAAACATATTGTTTGTTGCCTTGTCATCAAAAGGGAATATATTTACTACAGAAACAACAGAAGATGGCATAGGAATAAACCCATTACCCTCACCAAAAGATGCAGTAATAGAACTATCTATCGAATCTGTTGCAGTTGTTGTGGTGTTTGTTGCAGCTCGTGTAAGGTCAGCTGCAGTTATCTGATATTTCAGAAACATTCTCTCAATACCATCATAGTGATACTGTGCAAAGAACTGTAATGCTTCGTCAAGTCTATCGTCAATCTGATCGTCAGATACGTTTATGTCTATAACACCAAAACCTAAAGACCTTAGACAATAAGTTTTAAGTGTTGCTTTTGTACTTGGTACTGCCATTTGTTATCCTTAACTTGGTTTTGGGTATTTATCTTTAACAGCTTTAATAGTCTTCTTCCACTCATCTACACCATTGTGATATATGTCATCTAGTTGGTCTGCCATTGACGGATATTCATTAGCTCTACTTCTTTGGTAGTCATTGTTATCATAAGCTGTTTTTAATTCTGCCTGTTTAGAAACTATATCAGATACAGATATCGGAGTAGTACCATCTAACCATTCAATACTATTTGGATTGTCGCCGTAACATACAAATACAGCGTTATTATTTATTTCTAGAATTGCAGCTGCAACACTGTAGTGAGCTGATGACATTATAACACCTCCATTATTATCATACTAGATGCAGCTGGGTTTGTAAATCCATTTGTCGTTGTAAAGG